CGGCAACCAATTACTGGTTGACGTGTAACTCTCTCGAGTTACCTCCGTTCGGGTCTTACGCCGAAAAGTGACGCACGGTAGACCTTTGAACTCGCCGTAAGGCTGGCTCATCGTTCCCCGTAGCGCAATACCTATAAGCCAAGGCTTATCACGTGCATAGCTCATACTGACTTTGTCAATTATGGGTCTATGGATGAGCGTTTTCCATTCCCACCTTGCTATATCTTTAAGATATACGCAATGTGGGTTTGAAAGGTGCTCATCACCTAACGAATCAATAGCAGAATCTTCAGGCCCTGGTAAAGGCCTAACGAATCTGAAATTGATGACGACCGACTCCATTAAAAGAGTACGGACGCCACGGAAGAAGGATTTGCATCTTTCGTTCCGGTTCATCAAGTTGAGTGTCTTGAAAATGTTCTCGATACTATCGAGAGCATAATCAAGGGTAAAGGGACGTACGTCCTCACCAAGAAAGTAATCCGCTCCACATGACTCCCTAAAAACGCCATCAAGGCAAGTCTTTTTAAGGTTAACGCTAAAACCGTAGTACTTAAGTACGTCGATTAGTTTCTCTGCGTATTTCTTTCGGACGATGATGTCATCACCGTAGACCCTAAAGTCTACGTTGGGTTCACCACATCCGCAAGCATAGCAAAGAGCAGCGAAAGTCAAAGTTTCAACGGGAAAACAGAACCCATTCCCCATACTACAAAGCATATGATAAGGGTAAACCTTACCTTTATGCATGTAGTTTGGACTTCTGGTGCGCTCAAAGAGAGAGCACCACTCCTCCGGGTATAAGTAACGAATCGGACCTAAGGCGTTGCTATTACTAGCATTCCTAATGTCGATCGTTACGAATCCTTCGGGAGAGGAATCGAGTGACCCTAAACGGGCCATCTCTTGGTTAGGTTCCTGTCTGGTTAGATCGATGCCAGTATACCGCACAAGGCGGGTTCTGATTTCGGTATCTATTCCAGACTGGACATAACCATTCCAGAGGGGTTCTACAGCTATAGTTCGATCAACTGTAGCCGTTTTCTTAACGAAGCTAAGTTTGTTGTATGTCACCACGTTAAGACGCTGCACGTATTTGTCAAACATACGAACAGGGTCCAAGCAAGTATAAGAAGTGTTGTCATCTGTAAGGAGGAACTCCTGAAGATGATAATCTCTCATTATACCGCCAAAAGCGTGGTGAATAGCGCCGGGTGTAACGGACCATTTCTCGTTATTCAGTTTCC